TTAATAATTTAATGTTTGACCAGGATAAATCAAGTTAGGATTTGCTAATCCGTTTAATGCAGCTAAAGCTTGGTATGTCGTGCCTAGTTTGGTTGCAATACTTGATAAATTGTCGCCGTATTTAACCGTGTAGACATTACTTGTTGCCGATCCATTTACTTTCAAAACTTGGCCAGGGTAAATAAGATTTGGATTTGTCAATCCATTTAATGCCGCCAACGTTTGATAGTCTGTTCCATATTGATAAGCAATGCTGGATAATGTTTCGCCATATTGAACCACATGTGTTGCTTCTGGTTGTTTATCAGGAACAGTTGTTGAATCTGGCAATAGCTCAATATCGCCTTTACTGATCCATGACAAGATACCTTCAAGCAATACTCTGCTTCCAGTTACTTCTTGCACTTTGTAGCTGTTTCCTTTTACCCAATCTGGAATAGCTTCGCCTGTAGCCCAAGCATCTACGTTAAATTTCACTTTGACCGTATCGCCAACTTTAACATCGGAACTTGGCGTATTTTCGACTTCTTCACCTGCATCAATTGCTGGAGTTTCGGTTTCTGGTTTGTCAGTTGCAGTATACCCGTTATCAGTAATACCTGTTAAGTCTACGTTACCATCTAACCCACCAGCAATATAAGTGGATGTAAATTGCCAAATTCCAACACCATCCATACTTGGGAAATATGCATACAATGGTTCTGGCGTTACTTCATAGCTAGGATAGGCAGCAATCCATAAAGAATTAGGGAACTCTTTAATAATTCGCTGATAGTCCACATATTGTAACGTAAAAGGCTTATAACTATAATACATTGGTGTATATCCTGCTTGTTTGATACGACGCATACCATACAAAATCGTTTCTGTATTTGCGTTTACGTCAGAACTAGCGCCATGCTCAAAGTCTAAAGCAACGATGGAATTTTTAGGCGTTTGAATACGTGGCAAGAAATAATCCATCGTTGTTTTCGCAATGTCCATGTTTCCCCAAGTGTCATACCAAATATAGGTATGCGCACGTTTACCTTGGGCAATAGCACTCGCCACTTGCGTTTTATATGTGTATTGTTCATAAATACCGCTAGCATTGTAGCCGCCAATTTGAGCGATAGCGAATTTATCATGTGCATAGCCAAAACGGCCTTGTTCACCTTGGTAAATAGCCCAATCCACACCTTGGTCACCTTTTGCAGCAAATACATTTAAAGGAGTAACTGCTGCCAATGCTACAATAATCAACGTCACAATTTTTTTCATAAAGTCACCTTCCTATTTTTTATTTTTTAAATTTTTTATGAAATCTTCAAATAGTTCCGTAACTACTCCCATCTTCTGATAGTTCTCAAATATCGATTTAATTTCCATCATCAGATAGCCAACATACAGAACATATAGCAGCCCCACACCAGCGCCACCAGGTACCAACGGTGCTAAGGGAATGAAAAAAAGCAGCAAGACAATACTTGCTACTTTCCTTAATATTCCGTTGATTCCTATTTTACTTTTAAACTCAATTTCTGGATTTATCTTGGCTGCGATAGTACCACTAATAAAATCAATAGTCATTGCAATGCAAATCAACATTAAAACATATACCGCTTTATGCTCTTGATCTACTACGAAACGTTCTAAAAAATCAAATACCGCCAAAACTACTTCCCTACTTTCCGACAATTTCTTTCGCTTCTTTTTCTGTAATGCAAAGTGGGACAAACTCCATTACTTGTTCATCTGTAAAACAGCCCCAGTCATACATCATTTTAATGTCATCAAATGTAAACATTTTATTCCACTCCTTCTGCTAATTTTTCGTTAATTTCTTTTACCTGATTGGTTAATTGATTAATCGCAAGCATTGATTTTGCACTAATTTGCGCAAAATTATCTGCTTTTTTCGTTACTTCTGAAAGCTCTTTTTTTAAATTCACGTCATTAACCATGAGTTTTGAATTCAATTGTTTTAATTCCGCATTTTCGGCTTGTAATACCTCAATGTCGGTTGGTGGTGCTGGCTCTGGCTCTGGCACATTGTCAGGATCATATATTAAGCTTGTTCCGTCCCAACGATAATTAAAGAAATCTGTTGGTTCTTTTTCTACTTCAAGTTCAATCTTATTCGGTTGTTCCATTGTGGAATATCCGTCTAAATACCCTTGAATATCATCAATCCAAATTTTCATGTTCTCTTTCCTCCTAGTATTCATAAATCGCACTTAACGCAAACATTTTACTACCAGACCCTGCTGTATCACTAGATGATGCATTTATGTCATTACCAGTAATTTTAGTATCCTTAACATATAAATATTTCCGCACTAAACTATTAGCGTTGTATCCATGTAAAAGAAAAACAACTCCTCCAGAACCTGGATTCTGCACATGCTGTTTAGGTACTAAGAAAAAGTGATAACATGCACCGTTTAAGGTACCGTCTTTTTTATATTCTTGCCATTGGAAAATCCACCCGTTCTCGCACTGTGAAAGCGGCTTAGAAGGTACTTGTCCGTTTCCTGCTGCTGCGCCATACCATCCGCCCGTCCATAATGGCTCTTTTTTGGTAATTTTTTGATACATTTTATCCGTATCTACTTTAGTTGGATACGATTCAAGCCCATCAATTGCGGCAGTATGTGTTTTAAGATAAATTGGTTTTCCTTTTTCTTTTAATTGAACAATATCTGTTGTCAT